ATTAATATGGCTTCAGACGTAGATTATAAAATTTTATTAGGTTCTTATCAACAGAAATCTTTTGATTTATTAAATCAAGTGATTGCTTTAGAAGCTCGTGTTTCTTCTAGTAATCAAATTATTGATGGATTAAATAAAAGAGTTCAAGATTTAATTGCTGAATTGGAAAAGGCAAAAGCAATTATTGCCGAATTGAAAATTGCTGAAATGGAAAGATTAGAGGAGGAAGAAAGGAAGTTATTAGAAACTGTAGAGTCAGAAATGCAATTTGGATTGGTTTCTATGCCACCAAAGAAAAAGATCAAAAAGACAGTTACGAGTGAGGATGTTGAGTTGATAGAAGATACTAAACCTAATGAGGGAGAACTCTAATGGCAAAACCATCAACACGCCAACAATTGATTGACTATTGTTTAAGAAAATTAGGAGCTCCTGTTTTAGAAATAAACGTAGATGATGATCAGATTGATGATCTGGTTGATGATGCAATTCAATTTTTTAATGAGCGTCATTTTGATGGTGTTGAAAGAATGTACTTAAAGTACAAGATAACGCAAGCGGATATTGATAGAGGAAGAGCAAAAAATGACAATGGTGTTGGAATTGTAACTACAACTGCGAGTTCTACAATTACGGGTTATGGATCCACATCTTTTAACTTTTACGAAAATTCAAACTATATTCAAGTTCCAGACTCTGTAATTGGGATTGAAAAAATATATAAGTTTGATACGAGTTCCGTTTCATCTGGAATGTGGAGTATTAAGTATCAACTATTCTTGAATGATTTATACTACTTTAATTCAGTTGAACTCTTACAGTATGCAATGGTAAAAACATATCTAGAAGATATTGATTTTTTACTTTCAACAGATAAGCAAATAAGATTTAATAAAAGGCAAAATAGATTATATTTAGATATTGATTGGGGGGCAAAAACAGTTGATACTTGGTTAGTTATGGATTGTTATAGAGCACTTGACCCAACAGATTTTTCTAAAGTATATAATGATAGTTTTGTTAAAAGATACTTAACTGCATTGATCAAAAGACAATGGGGACAAAATCTAATCAAGTTCCGTGGCGTTAAGTTACCTGGTGGAATTGAATTAAATGGTAGAGAGATTTATGAAGATGCAGAAAGAGAAATTGATGAAATAACAAAGAGAATGTCAATGGATTACGAACTTCCACCTTACGACTTTATTGGATAATGGCATTAAATCCCTTTTTCTTACAAGGATCCGCTGCTGAACAAAGACTTGTTCAGGATTTAATCAATGAACAGTTAAGAATGTATGGTGTTGAAGTTGTATATGTTCCTAGATTTTTTGTTAATAAAAAAACAATTATCGAAGAAGTTCAAACTTCAAAATTCGATGATTCTTATTTACTAGAAGCATATGTAAATAATTATGAGGGATATACTGGTGCTGGAGATATTTTAACTAAATTTGGGATGAGTTTAAAGGATGAATTGAATTTAGTTATTTCAAGAGAAAGATTTGAAGAATTTATTAGTCCATTTTTACAGGAAGAAGATGCATATGAAGTAGAAGTAGCTTTAAGACCTAGAGAAGGTGATGTAATTTATTTTCCACTTGGTCAAAGATTATTTGAAGTTAAATTTGTTGAGCATGAAAAACCATTTTATCAACTTGGAAAAGGTTATGTGTATGAGTTATCATGCGAACTCTTTGAATATGAGAATGAAGTCTTTGATACTGGTAATGAAGATGTAGATGCTGTAATCGCAAATCAAGGAGAAATTCTATCACTCAGATTAGTGGGTTATGGTCAAACAGCAGTTCTTGGTGCAGATATAAACAGCAATTATGTTAGAAAAATCTATTTGAATAATGATGGATATGGATATACATCGACTCCAACTGTAACATTTTCTAATGCTCCTGCATTCGGAAGAACTGCACAAGCAGTTGCAATTACAACTTCAGTTGCTGGAGTCCGTTCAATCAAAGAAATTGTATTAAAAGACGCTGGTTGGGGATATACTTCAATACCTACTATAACAATTAGCGGTGGAGGTGGTACGGGTGCGGCAGCAACTTGCTCTATAGATGTTTATCGAAAGGGGGTATCTTTTGTGCCTGTAACTTCTGGTGGGCAAGGATACACCACATCACCAAGTGTTACTTTCTCTGGTCCCACATTTATTGGTGCAGCAGGAACCGCAGTTATAGCAGACACAGCGTTAGATAGAGTAGTAATTAATAATGGTGGTTCTAGTTACTCTCCAAAACTAAGTATAGGAGTTACTTTTAGTCCCCCAAATCCAATTGGTTTTGTAACGGCAATTGCCACTGCAAATATTCAAAATGAGCAGTTATCCTCATTTAATATTGCAAATATTGGTATAGGATATAGTCAGGCTCCAACTATTACAATTGATAGTCCAACAGGAGTTGGATCAACTGCAACAGTTATCGCAGTTGGTGGGCTAGTTTATGGAGAGACTGTCTCTAGCATTTCGATAGCATCTTCTGGACAATTCTACATCACAAATCCAACATTAACCTTTGATAACCCTACAGGTATAGCATCAACTGCCAGAGTATCTTCTTCACTAGTCTCATCTGGTGGTATATCTACAATTTCATATTCACTATTGAGCTCAGGTAGGTACTATACAACTGAGCCATCATTAAATATTGATTTCTTAGTATTAAGTCCTGGATTTGTCAATCAACCAAAATTTGGTTCAAATTCTTGGAAAATAATTTCAACAGAACCGAATAGAAATATTACTAGACCAGCAATTTCTGGAGCAGGTGTCGTCTCTATTGGAATAACTGGTTCTATTCAAATGTTTGTTAAAGTTCCATCTACATTATCAGGTGTTTCAACTTTCATAGAACTGAACAGATTATCCAATGGTGGGTATGCTAACAATGTTGATATGAGAGTTAATTCTTCAGGATATTTTGAAGTTGGTATCGGAACAATATCATTAACTTCAAATGTCTATGCTCTTGACGATACTTGGCATTATCTATACTTATCATCTGACTATGATCCACCTCCAGTACAGACAGTTACACTTACCGTTGATGGAACAGATACTAGCGGATACTCATTCCCAACAGTAACTGTTATTGAACTGGTAACAAATGCAGATATAACTCCACCCGTTATTAAAAATTCTACAAATAGTGGAATTTTATTGGACGATATTTTTGGGACAAAGGTTTCGACAGGAACATCTGCAGTTCCAACATCCACTCCAGTTCCAAACTCCAATACAGTATTATTTGATGATTTTGAAAATAGTATTGGAACATTGAATTCAATTAGTATTGGATGCTCAATATCAAACGGAAGAGTAATATCTCTAGATAATAATAGTACTACTCTTTCTGGTATTGTAACATCAATTGTTTCTGCTGCAATTGAAGCGCCAACAGGAACACCTTCAGATTTCAGAGCAACTGGAATAGCAAGCGTCACGTCTGGAGTTCTTACTTCAGTAACTCTAACTTATGGTGGATATGGATACCTAACCAATCCAAATGTAACTGTATCTGGTCCAACTGGAGTTGGTTCAAACTTTAGAGCAACTGCTATTGCAAACCTAAGATCTTCAGGAAGACTGAATCAGATTTTAATAACAAATCCTGGTCTTGGATATACGGCAACACCTTCAGTAACTATTTCTGGACCTCTTGGACAAATTCCAGAAGGTTATGGCGTTGTTGGAGTCAGTGGCACTATAACTTCTGTTGTCATCACAAAACCAGGTATTGGATACACAGTTGCTCCTACGGTAAGCATTGCAAATACTGTAACAGATAGAGACTTTACCGCTGGATTTACAACTGCAAGAGGAAGAGCGGTATTGAATTCTGTTACTAATGAAATTGATTATATCTTGATTGATGACCCAGGTTCTGGATATCAATCACCACCAACGGTTACGATTGGATCACCTCCAGTAATCATTGGAGTTGGTACGTATTGGTTTAATGAAGTTGTGACTGGATCAATTTCAAGCACCACTGCAAGGGTTAAGCGTTGGGATGCTGATGATAGGATTATTCAGATTTCTATTGAAAATGGCAAGTTTGTTCCTGGCGAACTTTTAGTTGGCGCCGCTTCATCGGCTATATATGTTGTTGATGAATATTTAACTCTCAGCGAAGTTCCTGCTGCAGCTTCATTGAGAAACTTAGATGACTATGAAGAAAATGATGAAATTGAATTTGAAGCAGATCAAATTATAGACTTCTCAGAATCGAATCCATTTGGAAATTACTAATGTTAGGTACTTACTATTATCACGAAATTATTAGAAAAACTATTATAGGATTTGGAACCCTGTTTAATCAAATTTACATTAGGCATTATGATAAAAATGATGTTAATGTAGTTGATGAACTTAGAGTTCCTTTATCATATGGTCCTAGACAAAAGTTTCTTGCTAGATTGACTGAGCAATCGGAATTGAATAAACCAATTGCAATGACTCTACCAAGAATGTCATTTGAAATGGTTTCTCTAAGTTATGATGCAAGTAGAAAAGCAGGCGTAACCCAATCATTTAAAGCTTCTGATGGAACTAATTTGAAGAAAGTTTTTATGCCAGTTCCATATAATAT